TAGCCGACATTGAGGTTATCCATGTCGGTGGCGGCGGCGAAAGATGCCGCTTTGGGACTGGTATTCTCAAAGAGGACGGACGGATTTATGACCGCTCAAACAGAGCGGTCTGGGAATTCGTTAAGTAGTTTTTAGCGGCTTGAGATATAGCCGCTTTTTTAATACAGTTCTATTTTATAATAATACAGAAAATTGAGTTACGGATATGGTATATATCATTACTCGAAAATCTGTATAAATCTAGTCTAGTTTCTGTATAATTTTACAAACACGAACTCGAATTTCTGTATATTTTTAAAAACAGCATTTTTGTATTGCATTTTTAACAAGTAAATAGGGTATATACTATTTTATTTTGTGCAGTTATCACAAATATTATGCTATAATTATACAGATTTTCGAGTTTTTCGATACCCTATACAAGCATCTGTTTCTGTTACTGTTATATCAAAGACTTTAACTCTTAGATAAAACTATAGTATTAGCCAATACAGTATATTAAGCATAAATATATATATAAATACAGCCAATACAGTATATTATAAACCAATACAGTAAATTATATACATATATAGCCAGTATGTAGATTTATATAAATAAAATATATTTAGGGTATTGACAGCATATAAATTTAAGTGTATAGTAAACGCATAAAATTTAATAACTTAGCTGTTTAGCACTTGTAAGAGATGTATAAACACATATATAGAGTATGTGTAGAATGTATATTTTTTCAGGTGCTTTTTTTATTTATATAACAATACTGGAGGTGAAAAGATGGTAAAGGATGTAGAACAAAACATAGATGTATTTGAGAATGATGTAGATAAATATTTACAGCTTTTTCTCGATGAGCAGGGCATAGAGGACATGAGAAGCGAGTCACAAAATGTGTGGAGTTCTGCATTGATGTACATTCAAAAGCATGTATTTAAAAATAATAAAATGCTAAAAATGACTACACCACCAGCGGGTTATATAAATAACAATTATGAAAACGAGCATAGCAATCTTAATAAGAGTAACTGCAATGCATATGATCTCGAGAAAGTAAAAAAGATATGTGATATATATATATATGAGTGTATGCTATATGATAAAATACCTACACAGCAAGGGTTTATATATATGACAGGTATTACAGTAGATACTATATGCAGGTGGAAGAAAGATAGTAATGTACTAAGTAAAGCGGGTTCAGAGTTTTTGCAAAATCTTTATGATAGTGAGGAAGAGGCTTTGATGTCTAAAGCGTTCTCACTCAGAAACCCGACTGGAGCGCTTGCAGCACTCAATCATAAAAAAGGCTGGAGGGAAGATGGTAAGCTTCATGTACAGCAAGTCGAACAAAAGACAGCGGCAGAGCTTCCAAGACTTGACACAACACCACAAGATGTGGCGGTTATTGAGGATAAAAACCACTAGATGTTGTGCGAATTTTGATAAACTTTAAGATAAACAATAGTTTATCAAAGAGTTGAGAAAAGCCGGATGCCGTCACCAACGGCAGGGGGTGCCCCTCTGGTGAGCTTGAAAAAATCGCCACACTAAGTCCCTCAAACAACCTCAAAAACAAAAACCGGCTTTTCAGGAAAAGGAGTAGTCTATGAGAAGATACACTGTAAAAGAATTGTTTTCATTGAGACATAATGACATTCCGGTAAGATTTATCTTTAAAAGTTTCTTACTGGTGCAAAATCATATAGTTGATTGGCATTTCCCGAAAGATGGTAGTAGTCCTAAGAAAGTATATATCGTCCTCAAAGGCAAACATTTAGCAAGATTAGTATGAGGTGTATATGATAGCAGAGATTTTGAAAAGATTATTTTGTAAACATGAATGGGAATTAAAACATTGCATTGCGATACAAGGAGAAAACGATAAAATTCCAGTCGGATATAAAGATGTTTATGTCTGTGAAAAGTGTTTGCGAAAGCATTTTATAAAATATTAAAGCAAAAGGAGAGCAAAAATGACTGGCAATGAGTATCAAAAGTTTGCAAACAGAACTTGCAGTATTACAGAAAACAAAACGGATATGCTGCATCATGCAGTATTCGGTTTAACATCTGAGGCAGGAGAAGTAGCCGGGATGTTACAAAAGAAATATCAGGGGCACGAATTTGATATAGACCATTTCAAGAAAGAATTAGGAGATTGTACATGGATGATTGCGGAAGCGTGTACTGCGGTCGGAATAACTCTTGACGATGTATTTAACACGAATATCAAGAAATTAAAGAAACGCTATCCTGATGGTTTTACAACAGAAAATTCACTGCATAGGGCAGAAAATGATATATAAGAGTGAGGTGAAAAGATATGGCAATTAGAGCACCAACAATTTAAAGTGAAACATTTTTTGAAACTTGTTTAACAATTATTTTTTTTCATATCTTTGTATCTTCTGAGAAATATTACATATCACACACCGCAAGGCGATAACAGTCTTGCGGAATAATGGGGCATCGCCAAGAGGTTAAGGCATAGCACTCTGACTGCTACATCATGGGTTCAAATCCCATTGCCCCAGTTTGGCAAGATGCCATCTTTGTTTTTCTTCTTGCAAAATTGCGGAGAAAAACTCCTTTCCCACACTAGCGGAATGCTGATTAAAGAGCCATCGCACGGCTTGGTGTGGTTGTTCGGGAGTCTATCCCACGATGCCCGAACTTACATACTTTTTCCGTACTGGACTAATGTAGTTCCATTACAACTTTCACACCCACCCATAACACACAGGTGCTTGCATACCATCTTAAAAGCCTATACAGAGGTGTATGCAATTTTGGCATATAGCTCAGTGGTAGAGCGACAGATTGTTAATCTGTAGGTCGCAGGTTCGATACCTGCTATGCCAGTTGGTGATGTTGTCAGTACACTCCTAGTGCGTTTATTATAGAAATGCAGGTGCTAATCAATATACCGGTTAAACTTAGCACAGGGAACTGAATTGAGTGGTTGTTATTCAAAAGATAGCGTTAACCGCTGACTAAAAGAACCTTACACTTAGGGCAGTGTGGAGTAAGTAAAAACGGAAACTGACCAGTTATGCAGATATGGTGTAATGGTATCACAGTAGCTTGCTAAGCTATCCAGCAGAAATGCTGTCAAGGTTCGAATCCTTGTGTCTGCGTTATGTCAACGCTTGTGCAGAAGCCAATGTCGGCAAAGAAACCTGTATGGGTGTTACCTGTTGCAAAGTGATTGCTATGTGTGGTTCAAATCCACACCACATCAATTCGAGTGGGAACGCATATCAATGTTCGTAGTGGGGATATGCAATGCTGTGAGTTGAGAAACCTGTTTTAGCAGCTAATTAAACTATATAACGGATAGTAGTTCAGTTGGGAGAAACCCACTGCGGTAATGGTAGCGGAGGGAGTCACAGGTTCGAGCCCTGTCTATCCGATGGCAATATGCTGTTGTTTACTGACGGCATATTGAATAACCAAATAATATGCCTACGCAAAAATACTAGTTACGACGCGGGTGGTTTACTATATATCTAATCAATATAATTCTCTGACAGCATAGTGCAATTTAATGGTGCAAGTCCATATGTCAGAATTAAATATGATTAACTCAGTGCAGAGAGGTTTTTCAACCTTGCTGAGGTATGCAAGTAACGAGATAGGTAAAGTCGAGATATTGATTTTACTGATTTTGATTCTTTCAGTAAAAAGTGATTTTTATTGAGAAGACGAAAATCGTCAACAATGCTTGCATAGCGTATCATCATAAAGAAGTCAAAAGTAAAAAACTTGTGGCTGACGAATAATAGACGCTTGCAGTGCAAGAATAATCCGGTGATGTGAGTAGTGTGAGAGACTACAGACTATATGCGGAAAATCTCATTAAGTCAGTTTGCCTTGAAACTGAGAAATCAGTGTATAACACAAGAAGTTTGTTAAAGTAGCGGTATGGCAACTTGGCATTTGAAAACGACATTATTACAAACAAAATGGTGGTTGTTTATATAACAAGATTATTTCTGAAAGAACCGTGAAATTTATGAGTACCAATCTCATATGTGCTTGAAAGCGGCAAGAAGCCTAAGGTCGCTCCTGAAAGCTCAGACTTGCTGTCACATTGACCGAATATGACTGTATCTATGATGGATAAAGGGAAACCTTAATCGTATTTATCAAGGGAAAGTATGCCTAGTGGCGAGGGCATCTGACTGTAAATCAGACACATTAGAAACAACGGCGGTTCGATTCCGTCCTTTCCCTTTGCTTTCATATTGAGGACAAATTATAAACGGGTTTAAAATCCCTCCTTGGAAAATATGTCTGATAGAAGAGTAGGCGATGTGCTTTTTTTCGGTTCGATTCCGGACTACTCTTTAATAATTTATGTGAGAGGTAAGAAAGATGGATAATTTGGAACAACACAAAATACTTTTACAACAGATACATGATACATATGTCAAGAAAAATCATGATTATGGCGATAGCTTTAGTCGTTCATTTAAGAAATATGGATTAGTAGCGGCTATGGTTCGCATGGAAGATAAATGGAACAGACTTGATAATATGGCAACAGGAGCAGAACGGAAAGTTGCTGACGAAACTATAAGAGATACGCTGCTAGACCTTGCTGGATATTGCGTTATGACAACGATGGAACTGGACAGAGAGAAAGACAACGCAAATCAAAAAGCATTTGAAGAACAGGTTCGGGATGAATATACCGAAGTTTTTGGAGAAGATAACGAGAACGAAAATGAAGAAACAGATACTTCTAATAAAACATCAGCGGAAAAGAGTTCTATTGATGTAGGCAAGGTAATGGCTTTACACAATGCCAAATGGTCGCAAGCAAAGATTGCTGATGAAATGGGATGCTCGCAGGGGCGGATTTCGCAGATTATCAAAGAATACAAACAGTGAGGTAAATTTGAGGTGTAATATGTGTAAGTTTTGCGAAAACATAGGAATAGGACTTCCAGATTGGAATTTCTTACCAGAAGAAGATTTTGACATAGTTCCTAGTGGAATTAAAATAGAAATACGAAAAATAACAGATAATAACGCACTTGTTTTTACTAACAGTGCAGGTGAATACGGAGCAGGAGCATTAAATATCAACTATTGCCCTATGTGTGGCAAAAAACTGAGCGAGGACTAAGTATGTGTGAATTTTGCTCGTATAAAAACAATCCATTTATAATTTACGGAAAAGAAATCAAAATAAATAAATGTGCCAAAGAAACAGACTTGACGGAAGCACAGGTTATGAGAAACAGGGATGATGAAGTTCCGGGGATTGTGATTTATAAAGGATGTAGCGCAACCGGATATTTTGATATCAATTATTGCCCTATCTGCGGCAGAAAGTTGGTGGAAGATGATTAAAGAAGCATTGCTGGATATTTCAAAAGGATATGTCAAAGTTTTCTTTGATGGTAACCCAGTTGATAGTATATATAGTGTAGATGGCATTACAGACGATGAGTCCGGAATGAAAAAGATACAACTTACTTTTTCAGTGAAAGAAGTGCTTTTTAAAGACATAACTGGAGAGTTTGTCAATTTTGTAAAGGGGGATTACCATGAAACATAGCAAAGAATGGCATACTTGCGAATTTGATAGACTGAAAACCGATAAAAATGGTTCAGCTATCTACGATGAAGCTAAAAAAGATTTTGCAAAAGAACACATAGTTGCAAGGATTTAAGGAGCAAAGTTATGAAAATATCAGAAATGAATAACTGCATTGAAGAAATGCGTAAATGTTACAAGTTTGATGATAATAAAACGGAAATAAGACTTGGCAATATACCAAGTGGTGACTATGACAGGTATGTAACTGTCGGCACAAGGGACGAAAACGGAACACAGATTGAAATGACAAAGCGTGCGGATGAACTGGACAAGGAGTGAGATTATGTTAATAGTTGCATTGCAAGATGATTTAGGGCATTATGCGATATGGGACACAAATGATAAGAAATTTTTAGGAGTTAATCTGACAGTGCATGGAGCTATTGCAAAAATTCTTGATAACAGACGGACCTATACATATGAAGATGCAATAGAAAAGTTGGAACACGCACAACCATTTTCGGAAATAGCAGCTCATATTAGTGTTGGAAACTTTAGTGACGAGGAAAAAACATTAAAAGAAAAGATACATGATTTGGAAGAAATTGTTGACACGAAATTGGGTGGATGGACTAAAGATAGAAAATATGGTCTATCATTGGCAGAACTAACGACAGCACTTGAAAAAGCTGACAAATACGATAAAATTGAAAAATGGTTAAAAAAAGAGATTAAATATACTAGAAAGAATATGCCATTTTTGTATAAAAATGATTGATTGTATGCAGGTGACAAAAATAAAGTAAAATTATTTGAAAGTTATATAAAATTTTACGAACACATATTAAAACAAATGGAATAGAAACTTACCGGCTAACAAATAGAGTTAGTCGCTACCCTAAAACAATTATAGGCAGAGGTCTATAAGCACCTCTGCTAAAGAAAGCGAGGTGCTTCTTTTTTGGCATCTAAATATCTTAAAGAAACAGTTCAAAGTTATGAAAATTACATAGAGAAAAATGGAATAGATGAAAGTGTTATTGATGCATACATAGAAGCGGCAGGAGTGGCAATAAATACAGAAAAGGATATTCAGTATGGATTGCAACTTACAAAGCGTTCTAAGGACTTTGTAGAGCGTTTTTGCATGAAAAAAACAGGCGGCACAATATGGAAATTGGAAAAGTATGCGTTTGAGAATAAAGTTGAGTATGATTTAATTGATAAATATTATAAACCAACATTATATGAAGCTCAAAACAAAATTGTAGACAGTTATTTTCAGTACATAGAGAGAAAAAGAGAGCCTAAAGACAGATTTTATATGCCACGAAGAAAGCAATTAGTAAAAATTGGGCTTATTGAGGCATTGCAAGGCATGATAGATGATAAATATGACATTTTATGTGTTAGCTTAGTGCCGGGTGCTGGGAAAAGTACGGTTGAAAAGTTTTTTCATTCGGGCATAGCTGGTTGGTTTCCGAAAGATTATAGTTTGTTTTATTCGCATAGCGGTGATATTACACGAATGTATTATGATGGCGTTTACGACATTGTGACAAATGACGAGGAATATGCATGGCATGAAATATTTCCAAAACTTTCAGTAACAAGCACAAATGCAAAGATGGAGCAGTTTAACATAGGAAAATATAAACCGTTTCCAAGCGTACAATGCACATCTGTAGGAAGTAAAAATGCTGGTAAAGTTCGTGCGAGTAAATTTTTACTTGTAGATGATATGATAGGCGGTATCGAGGAAGCCTTAAATCCAGTTATTCTTGATAAATTATGGAATAAGTATGCAGTAGACGCAAGACAGCGTAAGACACAAGACACGGACGGAAAGCCATGTAAGGAGATACACATTGCTACTCGTTGGAGCGTACATGATGTTATTGGCAGAATACAAAATATGTATGAGGAAAATCCGAGGGTTAAGGTGATTGCAGTACCGGATGTTGACCCGGTTACAGGAGAAAGCAATTTTAATTACGAATATGGGGGCTTTACAAAAGAGTTCTTTGTAGACCAACAACTTTTGATGGATGAAATCTCTTATAGATGTTTATATAAACAAGAACCCATTGAGCGTGAGGGATTATTGTTTCCTGATGACAAAATACGCAGATACCTTAATTTACCACACGGAGAACCGGAGATTATTACAGGGCAATGTGATACAAAAGGAAAAGGAACGGATTATTTTGTATTGCCGGTGCTTCAAAAATATGGTGATGATTATTATTGTGTTGATTGCGTGTGTGACAATACGGCAGATTATGAAGCACAATACAGAAACGCAGCGGGTGTACTTGTAAATAATAAAGTACAGGAATGCGAATTTGAGCGTAATGCTGGTGGAGACAGAGTTGCAATGGAAGTTAATAAGAGAGTTGAGAGCGTAGGCTGGATATGTAACATCACTGACACCCCAACGGAAACAAATAAAGAAGCAAGGATATTCCAATGTTCTAACTGGATATTACAGCACATTATTTTTAAAGACCCCTCACTTTATAAACCTAACGAGCCATATGGAGTAATGATGTCATTATTAAAGCGATATTCGGTGTCGGGTAAAAAACAATTAGATGATGTACCGGATGTTTTTTCAAACTTTGCATTAAGAATAACTCAAGGAAATAGAATTTCAAAAGTTGAAGCGGCTGTAAATCCTTTTAGTAGCGGTAGGAGGTATTGACATATGACAACAAAAGACTATCTTAATCAAATCAATAGATTAAATATGCTGATAAATAATAAATTACTGGAAATTTCACAGTTTAAAGAGCTATCTTGTAGCATTTCAGCAGTTAAAAACGATGAAAAAGTAATGACAACGCCTAATCAAGACCCAATCGGGACAAGTATAGCAAAGATTGACGAAATGGAACGAAAACTTGATGATATGATAGATGATTATATTGACAAAAAGAATCATATCATATCTCAAATTCAAAATATAGAAAATGATGATTTTTATGAAATTTTGTTTGCAAGATATATAGAAAAACTTACTTTTGAAAAAATAGCGAATAAAACCGGTTGGTGTTGGCGACAGGTGCATAGAATACACGCAAAAGCACTAAAAGAATTTGAAGAAAAATATGGAGATGAATATTTGTAAGTTGTCATAGAATGTCACATAGTCGATGTGTTATTATTAAAATGTAATATAAATCTTTCAAATATCCTTTCGTTTAAATGCGTATCACTTTGGTTACAAGGCGGTACGCATTTTTTGATGGAGAAAACAGAATGAAAAGTAAAATGATATATTGTCCTCAATGCAGGCGAAAAGTCGCTACATATGATGGGCGAGCAACGATAAATAAAATTGCAAAATGCAAAAAATGTAATTTACAAGTTATTTATGATGTTGCAAGGGATGAAACAACAGTTAAGCCGTTACCAAAAAGAGAAACATCTAGCGGTGCTGTTTTATATTAGGAGGGAATATGCGGAACACAAGACCTCTGAGAGATATTATAAAAGGAAATTACGGCAGAAAAGTATTATATACTACTGCGGAGACAATAACACAGGACAACATATTAAAGGTTGTCGGTGATGTTATCGGAAATTTCTATTATAACAAAACTATAACAGATTATTTGTGGCGATATTACAAAGGCGACCAACCGGTACTATACAGAACAAAAGTTGCAAATGATGATATTATAAACAAAATTGTAGAAAATCATGCATATGAGATAGTGCAATTCAAAGTCGGACAAACCTATGGGGAGCCGGTACAATTTGTGAGTAGAAAAGATGACGATGCCGTAAATAATGCCGTTGATGATCTTAACGACTATATGTCAGATGCAAATAAACAAGAAAAAGACATTAAGTCGGGTGAATGGCAGTCGGCAACAGGAACATCATTTAAAGCATTACAGTTTTCTGATGGTGACATACCATTCAGAATTGTGTGTCCTACACCCATGAATACTTTTGTTATTTACAATTTAAGTACAGAAGAACCTATGCTTGCGGTACAAGAATTAAAGGACTTTGAGGGCAACTATTACAAGTTGTGCTACACAAATACAAACTCATGTATTATTAGAGACGGCGTTGTTTCTGAATGGAAGTTACATGGTTTTGGCAGTATTCCTATCGTTGAGTTTCCAAACAATCACGAAAGATTGTCTGACATTGAAATTGTTATTGATATGTTAGATGCAATTAACAATATGCAGTCTAACAGAATGGATGGAGTTGAACAGTTTGTTCAGTATTGGGTTAAGTTTATAAATTGCGAGATTGACGAAGAAACATTTGAAAAAATGAAACAAAGTCACGCATTAGCAGTCAAATCAATCAATAAAGATAATAAATCAGATGTTGACATTATGACGCAAGAACTTAATCAAACACAATGTCAAGTTGCAAAAGATGACTTGTGGGACAATACATTATCTATTTTGGCTATACCAAACAAAAATAACAATAACAGCGGCGGCGATACGCAAGGGGCTGTACAGCTAAGAAATGGATGGGACTTTTCTAAAACTAGAGCAAAGTTAAAAGACCCGATTGTTAAGTCGTCAGAAAAACGGCTTGCTAAAGTAGCTTTAAATATTATTCGTATTAAAGACCATGATTTAGGTATAACATTAAGAGATTTTGATGTACAGATAAATCATAGCCCCCAAGATAATATGTACACTAAGGCTCAGACATTGTTACAGCTTTTACAGTGCGGCATACATCCGCTTATAGCAATAAAAACAGTAGGATTGTGGGGAGATGCAGAAAAGACATTCTTGCTATCACAGCCGTACATAGATAACATTTGGAAGACTATTGATGATGTAGAAGAACAAGAAGCAAGAGCAAAAAAGATAGTACAGCAAATGAATAACGGCAATCAGTTGAATGATAATAAAAGTGAAACAGCTATCGGGCAAAACTAGTAGCTGTTTTTACTTTGCAAAAATGAGGAAACAATAACATGAGCGTACAAGATTTTGACGAACTAGATATAATCGGGAAACCATTGTCATATGAAAAATATTTTGGCGAAATGGAAATCACCGATAAAGAAAAGCAAGAAAGAATAAAACTTGCTAAAAAGTTTGAAAGTATGTTTTTTAGTTTGTTCCTCATGCTGTTAGATGAAAACAAAGATATTGAAAATTGTTATAAGATTGCAGATGAAGAATACTGCAAAATAGCAACAAAGTTTTTAAATACAAAACAAACACCGGCATACATCAACGATTATGCCGCACAAATAACAATGTCTGTCATAGACACGACAATTAAAAATTTAAACAGTGATTATTATACTTCACAAGACAGAGCAATGAATATAGCCGCAAACGAAGCTAACTCGGTTGGCAATTATCGTGAGCAAGTTGAAATGGTAAAGCAAGGTTACAAATTCAAAGTGTGGCGAACGATGGAAGATGATAGAGTTAGGCATACACATACAGAAGTAGATAACACAAAAATAGGAATATTTGAGCATTTTAATGTTGGCGGTTCAGAAATGATGTTCCCGAAAGATACATCATTAGGAGCAAGCGAAGAAGAAATCGTTAATTGTAGATGCTCACTTGAATACTTGAAAAATTAGCAATCCATAAGGGTTGCTTTTTTAATACAAATTTTGCACCTATGCGGTAAATAGGAGAACTCAGCAGGAGCGACCTGCGGTAACAAAAGCGTGAGTTTACGGAGGCAATTATGACAAGAAACGATGTATTAAAACTTTTCCCGGATGCAACAGAGGAACAGATTACAAACATTCTGAATCAGAACAATTCAGAAGTTGCAAGAGAAAAAGCTAAAACAGCACAGTTCAAGGAAAAAGCTGAAAAGACTGACGAACTGCAAAACAAGATTGATGAAATCGAAGCTGGAAACTTAACAGAAGTTGAAAAAGCAAACAAAGCCTTAGAAGCGGCTAATCAGCAGATAGCAGAGTTACAGAAAAGCAATGCTATCAGAGATTTGCGCGAGAAAGCTATGACTGATTTCAAAATCACAGCAGAACAGGCAAAGACAGTTGTTAAAGATGATGGAAGTTTTGATACTGCGGAGCTTGGAAAAATTATCACAGACAAAGAAACAGCTTCAGCACAGGCTAAAGAACAGGAGATTGCAAACAACACAACAAATCCGGGCGGTAGTAGTGCTGACAATAACAATGAAAATAAAAAGCCGGCAGATGTAGAAAATGCTGAAAAAATTATTTTTGGTGAATCGTCGGCAAATGTTGAAGCAAAAAATGAATATGTTTTATAGGAGGTAAACAATGGGAAAACCTATTGAAAGAGATTTCACACAAAGTAAAGGGATTTTGAAATTTTTCCCTTATGAGGGTGCGGCGTGCATAGTACCGCAGACGATGGTAGCTGATGCGGACACAAATGGCCGCAAGATTGTTAAAGCGGGAACACCATTCCCTAGCAATGACAAGGATTGCGTAGGTTATCTGCTTAAAGATGTAGATGTAACGCAGGGTGACGCACCAGGAACATATGTATATCAGGGAACTATCGACTGGGAAAAAGTGAAAGGACTTTCAATCGCAGAAGCGGCTAGAAAGGCAACACCTAGAGTAACTTTTTACGGTGCAACAGCATTAGCAGGCGAATAATAGGAGGTAAATAGAACTATGGCAGCATTACCATTATCAGAAGCATTTACAGCGAGAAGTCTTGGTGTAATGTGGAATAATTATGAAAAAACTTTAGGTTCTGCCCCTTATCTTGGCAGACAGAAGTTTGGAACAAGAAAACAGGATTCACTTGAACTTAGATTTATCAAAGGCAAAAGTGGACTTCCAGTATCGTTAAAGGCATCTAACTTTGATGCGCAGGCAGAGCTAAGAGATGCAGGTGGTTTCTCTGACATTCAGAACAAAATGCCGTTCTATCGTGAAAGTTATATGGTCACAGAGGAAGAAGAACAGGAGTACGCAAACTATCAAAGTGCTGAAAACTCTAGCCTTGCAAATCAGGTACTTAGAGAAATTAGCAAGAAGCCTATGAACCTCATTGAGGGAGCGTTAGTAGTCCCTGAGCGTCAGATTTGGAACTTGTTAGCACCAGCAGATGGAGTTCCAAAAATTCCGGTTACGATTGGTGGAAAGAACTACAATGTTGAATATACATTAGACAGTGGAGTGGAACATAAGAAAGACCATTTTATCGAAATTCAGACGCCAGCTGATAAGTGGGATGCGCCGACAACGGCAACACCCCTCGACGACCTTATACAGGCAAGAAGAACATTTGCAAAGAAAACAGGTTATTCACTGACAAGATTTACTATGAATACAGAAACTTTTGAGAAACTTCTTGAAGCTGAGGACACAAAGAAGCAGGTACTTGGAATTGCGGCATATCAAGGTGGTATTAGAGTACAGCAGGGGCAGGTTGTTGACTATCTTAAAGGATATGGGATTGAGATTGAAGTTTACGACAAACTTTATATTGACCCAGCAGACGGTCAGACAAAATACTTTGTACCGACAGGTGTTATCAGTGCACAATCAGGTGGAGTTTTCTTAGGTGATTATGTATTCGGCAGAACACCGGAAGAAAGAAGCGGAAGCCTTACAGATGGAAACTTATCTATCGTTGAAACTGGTATTTCTGTTTACACATATGCTACTAACCACCCTATCAATACTCATTGCGTTGTATCTATGATAGGACTTCCGACATTTGAGGGAATGGATAGCGTTGTAGTTATGAAAGTAATGTAGGAGGTGCTACATGAAAGCAACACACACTGTTAAATACAACGGAAAATGGTATAAGGCAGGCGAAGAAATAGGGGCAGTTGAAAAGACTGCTTCTATTCCATTTGAAACGCCTAAATATACCAAAACAGATATAAACAGAATGAGTACAACAGATTTACAGTCACTTGCATCTGAAAGCGGTATTCCAAACGCTGACAGTTTCAGTGGTGCTGACTTAAAAAGTATGTTGATTGATAAATTTAGGTTATAGGAGATAACATCATGGAATACACCACACTAGAACAAGTCAAAATTAGACTTAAACAATTTCATATTGATACAGTCACAAATGATGATAAAACTACATCCGATGTGGTAGTGTTCGATGAAAAAGAAGATAATCCACTTATCGAGCAACTTATTAAGCAAGCTACAGAAGATGTAAAAGCAAGAAGAAATTACCCTAGTAACTATACAGAAGAAATGATAACAGAGGACTTGAAACAGTTCGAGGGAGTTATCGTTAATCTTGTTGTGTATGACCATTCACAGGCGGGCGAAGAATTTATGGCAAGTTTTGGCGAAAATGGTGTAAGTCGAACATGGAAAGACAGAGACAGCTTATTTGTTGGGGTATTTCCTTTTGTAAAAATGTTATAAACATTAAAAAGAAGATTGTGCGTACCATATACGTGAGGTCACGAAAATGGTGCAGGCGATACACTTTAAAGGGTGGTGGGCGGTGTATCAAAATTATACAGGAGATATAAAATGCAAGATATTTTATTACAAACATATATAATAGCATTACCGATTTTTTTGGGCTATATTGTTTGGCTTCTAAAACAACAAAAAAATGATAAAGACGCAAATAGCAAAGGAACTATGTTGCTATTGCGTGTACAACTTATCGAATACCACGATAAGTATATGAAAATTGGTGAAATGCCCTCTTATGCGTATGACAATTTTGTTGAAATGTATAACGCATATCACGCACTTGGCGGTAATGGCATGGTAACCAAAATGTATAACGAAATACAGGAAATTCATTTAAAGAATGGAGGTAAAGACTAATGGATATAACATCAGTATCAACAGTAGTTGCCATTGTCGTGATTACATATCTTATCGGGTATGCGGCAAAGCAGATACCACAGATAAAAGATAACCTTATTCCGGTTATTGTAGGCATAGCAGGAGCAGTCTTGGGCGTTATTGGTATGTATATCATACCTGATTTTCCAGCAAGTGACATTCTCAATGCTATTGCTGTCGGAATTGTTTCGGGATTGTCCAGTACCGGTATAAATCAGATTTATAAGCAAGGAAAAACAAATGCTTGATATAAATAAACAGGCTATGAAATATTCACAGCAGGGACAACGAATAACAATTTATGAAAAAGACGACGAGGGTAACATACTTTACGAGGGATATACTGATAATGAGGGCAATTTTATCCCTTATCTTGATGATGAGGGTAATAAAATTCCGAAAATTATTGGCGAAGTAATTGGCTTTTCTAAACCAGTTGACTTTAAAGCAAACATAGCTTTCAGCGGTGGCGAAGCAAAGATTGAAGAATTTGGCTTTGATACTGCTGACTATGACGCAATCATGTTGACAGACAGAAACAAATTTCCGCTTAAGAAAGGGGATTTAATATGGCTTGATAGCGAAGTAGAATTTACTGACGGAGAAAACGAAGTAGTGGACGAAACATCAGCAGATTTTACTATTGTTGGAATTAAGCCGGCTTTGAAGTCAACAAAGTATGTGCTTAAAGCGGTTGTAAAGTAGGTGATTATGTCTAAGCAAACAATAGCATTAGGATTGTCGGTAAAGTCTGTAGAAAAGGCTATAAGACAGCTTAAAAGCTATAAACAATGGCTAAGGAATAAAACGACAGAACTTGTAAAAGCACTTGCAGAAGTTGGCATACCTGTTATAGAAACTAATGTAGCCGAAGCAGGCTACACTTTTGATAGCAAAGGTGTAAGGAGTGGCTCAAACACTGAACATTACACATATGTACGACTTAATAACTTTGGAAGTTATGCACAGGCAAATCTTGTTGTAGAGGGCGAAGAAATTCTTTTTATTGAGTTTGGAGCTGGTGTTTATTACAACGGCGAAGCAGGAACAAGCCCACATCCAAAAGGGCAGGAATTTAACTTCCTTATCGGCTCATACGGAGCCGGTCATGGAGTGCAAAAGGTTTGGGCTTACTATGATGAAACAGGAGCATTAGTAATGACCCGCGGTGTAGAAGCAACAATGCCTGTTTTAAAAGCGTATGAAAAGATTATAGCTGATTATGTATCAGTAGCAAGGAGAGTATTTGGAAATGGATAAATCAAGTTCATGGGCTTTAGAATTTAAAAATACTCTTTATAGCTTGTTTTCATACAACCTAAAAAAAGAGTATGGAACAAAATATAAAAACCTTAATATTACACAAGATGAAGAATTAGAGGGAGTAGCGGTGTTTCCTACAGTGTTATTTCAACAAATTTCATTTACAGAAGTAGGCAAAACACTTGACGGACAGTTAATAAACGCAATACGACCTATTTTTCAGATAACAATAACATTTAAAGGAAATAGAAGTGATTTAGAAAATGTAGCGGCATATGCCGTTTTATTTTTTAAAGATAAAAGATTTGAAGTAACAAGCATCGTCTATGGTATTTCAAATAAAGTCAGGTCGGCAACTTTCAGAGTATCAAGGGTAGTTGCGGCAAATGACAGATTGTAACTTATAGACCGGACATTTTTTAGAAATGTTCGCTAACTGCATAAAATTAGCAGAAGAAAGTGAGGTAAATATGGCAGCAGCCGGAATTTCGACACTCGGTATTACTTTCGGTTACGGAGTAGAAACAACAGCAGGAACAAAGCCAACAACTTTTAAACAGCTGACAAGAATAAACGCAATCGGAGGTATCAATATTGAGCCGGAACAAATAGACGCATCAGCACTTGAAGATTACACGACAAAATATGTCAAAGGTCGTGCCGATACTGGTGGGTCTTTTGCAGTAACGGTAAACTTTACGGATGATACCGTAAAAGAGTGGGAAGCCCTTATAAAAGCGTATAAAGCGTTGGATGGCGGAAAACAGATGTGGTTTGAAACTATCATTCCGGGCATTGATAAAGCGTTATTTGTTATCGCAGAGCCACCGGAAAGCATCCCTCAGCCGGAAATCGGGCAAAATGAACTCTTAACAGTTGAGATGAACTTGACTATTGTTGAGAAAAAAGACCCTGATCCAAAGGTAGACTTTACACCGGGGGAATAAAAAGCTATTCGGCTGAGACAAAGGCTGTGTCGGATAGCAAATCTAAAACAGCCGACTACTCATACGATAAAGATGAAACAATTTAAAAATAGCAAAATTGATTAAAAGCGGGGCGGTCTTAGGACTGCCCCCTTTCTTACAAAAAAGTAAGAGAAAGGGAAAATAATATGTTTAAAATTTTAAATATTGGTAACAAAGAATACAAACTTGAATACTCTCTTGAAGCATCACTTTATCCTGAGAGCACAGAAAAGTTATTAGAACTTATATCATCAACAGATGCAGAAAACGAGAATGACAAGATTAAAAATATAATTAAAGGAATGTCAAATGTTCCACAAACAACATTGCATATGTTCTATGCTGGCTTACTTGAGCATCATGGTACAAGCTCAGACGGTGATGGAACAGTAACATCAATAGAAGATGCAAAGGCATTGTTAAAACAGTATATAAGTGAAAATAAAACAAACTTCTATGCTGTTATGGAAATAATTATGGGACAGATGGCAGAAGATGGTTTTTTAGACTTGATAGGTCTGAACGACATGATACAGACCGAGGAAGAAGAACCGAAGAAAACTCCGAAAGTTCCACAAGACCATTTGAAGAAAAATTAAGTTTCAAAGAAAATATTGAAAAAAATATCTTGCCAAGTGCGATAAAGGCAGGACTGACATATAAAGAAGCTATGCATATGACCCCAAAAGCCATTGAGATGCACATAGAAGCATATAGCGAGAAAGAACAGGAAAAAGTAAAAGTATCTAAATATCTTTCATGGCTCAACGGCTATTATGTTGTCGAAGCAATAGCTTGTACTTTTGGAAAAGGAAGATACCCTAAAAATCCTTTACAGGAAAATAATAATACTGAGAACGGCGAAAAGCCAAAATCAGACCTGCAGAAGCAAAGAGAATTATTTGCGGCAAGATTATTTGCTGCATTTGCTAATGCAGAACTAGATAAAATCGAAAAAGAGGAATAGCAATTTTATTTGCCGTTCCTCTTTTATTTTTGAGGTGATAATCAATGAAAATGACTACAAAATATGCAAAAAGCATTAGTTATGGGAATAAAAGACCATTAAGTAATATCAAATACATTGTCATACATTACACAGGCAATAAAGGAGATGTAGCACAGAATAATCTTGATTATTTTGCAAATGGCAATACAAGACAGGCAGGAGCACATTTCTTTGTTGATAAAAAAGGAAAAGTCGGCAAGTCAATAGCAATGAACCGTACAGCATGGGCGGTAGGTGGCAACCATAAAAGCGGCAGAAAAGGCGAAGCGGCTTATTTTGGCAAATGCACAAACGCAAACTCGGTGTCTATTGAATTGTGTGATATGTGCTTAAAAACAAACTGGGAACAGATGTATGCGACAAGAAAACTTGTTAAATACATTCAAAGTAAGTGCCCTAACGCAAAAACAGTTATAAGACACTGGGATGTAAACGGTAAAGAATGTCCTGCACCTTTTATTGGCACAAGTAACGAAAAGTGGATTGAATTTAAACGCTTTATAACAGCAGGATATAAATTCAAAGCAAGAGTTACTAAAAATGCTACTTTGAGAAGTTCGGCAAAAATTTCAGCAACAAACAAAAAAGGAACTGTCAAAAAAGGAAGTGTAGTAAATATTGTAAAAATGCAAAATAACTTCGGTCTTACAAACGATGGTTATTGGGTGACACTTAATAAATTAAAAGAGATATAGAATGAGGTGATTTGATGGAATTAGATAGCTTGGAATTAAAAGTATCGGCAGAAGCACAGTCAGCAGAAAAAGCACTTGACAGTCTTATAAGCAAATTGCAGAGTTTTTCAAAAACTTTAGGCGGTATAAACACTACTTCCATCAGCAAAAACCTTGAAAACCTTGCTAAAGTCGGTGGCTTGAAAACTGTTACTAAAGAGGTAGAGGACTTAGGAAAAACTGTAGACAATGTCGGTAAGAAGAAAACAAAGACTGAGATTAAAGTCGATGTTAAACAAGGCTTAGAAGCTATTGCAGAGCTACAGAAAAAATATGCAAATGCAGGTAGAGGTGCACAATTCAATGGCACGACTACACAACTTGAAAAACAATATAGTAAACTATCTACCGACCTTGACAAACTCCTTTTGAAAGAAGATGAATTTTTAAATCGAGGTAAAGCAAATATCAAAAGTACTTCTTTTGACGGGTTAGAGTATAAAATACAGGAAACTATAAATAAACTTGATATTTTAAAAGTCAAAATTGCAGAAGCACAGCAGGCTTCACAAAAAGGCTTCGTGAAAGAAGATGCAAGTAATTCAGCAATAATGATACCGCCTGAAAGTGAAATAAAAAAAGCCGTAAACACTTATCAGAAGAATATAGAAAAAATATCCGCAGACACACTACCTAAACATACAGGCTGGGATAGTCAAGCAGAACTCCTTAAAATGCAAAAAGAAGTGAGAGAGGGAACAGCAGGAGCATTAGAGGGATATGACGAAAGAATAAAGAAAGCCACAGCCGACCTTAAAGCGGTCGAAAAAAGTGGCAAGGGCATGGGTACTGAGGAATGGGACAATGCTAGTATTGCTTTACAAAAAGTTGTAGCAGAAGCTAAGTGGTATAAAAATACCTTAAAAGAAGCGGCTGCTGACCTTGATTTGAATGTCAAATCTATTAAGGAGCTTGAAGCAGAAGAAAGCAAATTAGTACAAAAATCAAATCAGCTTGCTGGGAAAAAGTTAGTCGGAAGTGCTGATTATAACGAAACCATTTATCAACTTGGACGAGTTAGAGAAGAATTAGATAAGCAGAGAATAAAAATCACAGGTGCGAGCAGTGCTTTAAAAGGATATGACGAAAGAATTTCACAGGCTAAAATCAATCTTGCTAATATACAAACTAGTGGCAAAGGCATGGGGACTTCTGAATGGGACACTGCCAAAATGGCTTTAATCAAGTTAGAAGATGAAGCAAGGCGGTATAAAGCGGCTTTAAATCAAAAAGCATTAGGACTTGATACCGACATAAAATCAACGGACAACCTCGAAACAAAAATAAAGAAATTAAATCTTGCTATAGAGCAAATGAGAAATAGAGGTATTGGCTTCGGTGATACAAATTTTGATAAACTGTATCAGCAACTTAATCAAGCCGAAAAAGAACTTGCAGAGTACAAAGCTAGACTGACAGAAAGTGAAAACTCGACAAAAAGTTTTGGCAGTACATTAAAGAGTGCGGCAACAGGCTTTTCTAATTTTATCAGTAAGATTAAAAATGCTAGTGCGGCAACACTGAATTTCGCTAAGAATTTCCGTAACATGAAATCACCTTTAAAACTTGCACTCGGTCAAATTAGTAAATTAGGAAATTCAGTTGCAAAGCTGTATTTCAAGTACATGATGCTGTCGAGGGTTGCCGGGGCACTTGGCAAAGTTCTTGGCATATCAAGTGATTATGTCGAGGAATACAATTATTTTCAAAAGGCAATAGACAAGATTGCACAGGAAAATAAAGGCAATTACAAGAAATACGGCTATGATGATGCTGAAAGCTACGCAAATAGCTTTGAAGATAGATTGACAACTCTCACAGGTAAAATGACAGGTTACAAGATTGGCAAGGATGGAGATTTACTTGACACAGGTACAGCTAGTCTTGGACTTGACATTACACAGATAACAAACTTTGAAGCACAGATTGCACAAATGACAAATTCTGTCGGCATGATGGGCGAAGCGTCTATTGCAACATCAAAAGCCATGACAATGCTTGCTGGGGATATGTCCTCATTAACAAATATGCCGCTTGACACCGTTATGAAAAACTTTTCAAGTGGTCTTTCGGGTGCGGCGATGGCTGTAAAAAAATATGGTATGGACATATCAGTTGCGGCATTACAGGAAACAGCACTTGGGCTAGGTGTTAAGAAAAATGTTTCTGATATGACACAGGCTGAGAAAGAGTATTTGCGTGTTATCACAATGTTACAGCAGTCTAAAGTCGCATGGGGTGACTTAGCTAAGACTATCAATTCTCCCGCAAATCAATTTAGAATGTTAAAGTCCAACATCAAACAGTGCGGCTTGATGCTTTCAAGGCTGTTTATGCCTGTCATACAAAAAGTATTACCGTGGTTAAATGCAATGGCAATGGCTGTCAAAGATTTAATGAAACACATCGGTGACTTGTTTGGCTTAAAGTTTGATAGCAGTCTTGGTTCAAAAGACAGTGACACATCAGATACTTATGACGATGTATCAGACAGTGCCGACAATGCGGCAGATAGTATAAATGATGCGGCAGATGCACAGAAAAAGTTTAATAAGCAGTTGCAGGGATTTGATAAGTTAAATAATCTTACGACAAACGAAACATCTAAGAAAGACAGTGACAAGGATAAAAACGGCACAGGAGATGTTAGTGGCGTTTTATCTGATGCTCTTATAAATGCTGTCGAAGATTATGAAAAACGCTGGAATAAAGCGTTTAAAAGCATGACAAGTGATGCTGATAACCTCAAAGAAAAGATTGAAAAATTATTTACAACAGCTTGGGACACAGGCGACGGAACAGAAATTGGTGAAGCACTTGCGACAACCTTAAATAAGGGCATTGACTGGGTGAATGAAAATACAAGCAAATGGGCTAAAGGCTTGAAAAAGATTACCTCAATTATGGGTACTTCTTTAAATGGTTTTGTTGAAAAATTCAAGTGGAAAGGTTTAGGAAAAGCTATCGGCAATTCTATTAAAGCCGCGCTTGAAGCTGAAACAAACTTCTTTAAAAAAGTAAACTGGGTAAATCTTGGAAAAGGTTTGTCGAAAACTCTTAATTCAGCTATCAAAACAGGAGTTTTGCAGTCGTACTTTAAATCAATGGCAAGTAAGTTAAGGGCGGCTATTGAGACAGCGTTTGGAGCAATTACTACTTTTGATTTTAAAGGACTTGGAAATGCGTTAGGACAGGGAATAAATGACTTTTTTAAGACAATGAATAAGAAAAATAAGCAGACTGGTCTTAATGGTTGGCAAGAACTTGGAAAGAGTTTAAGTGACGGCATAAAAGGCATTGCAGATACATTAACTACTGCACTCAAAAAAGTAGAATGGAAAAAAGTAGGTCAAAGCATTGGGGACTTTATATCTGCTATTGATTTTAGTAAGGTTACTTGGAGCTTATTAGGTTTAGCAAAAGCGTTGGTCAGTGCAATAGGAAGTGCTCTGAAAGGTTCGTTTTCAAAAGCACCTATTGAGACAGGTTTATTAGCGGCATTTGCATTGGTAAAATTCACAGGCATAGGAAAGTTTATTGCTGGCGAAGTTTCTAAGAAAATGGCGGCTTTTTTAGCTGAAAAAATGGGTTTTGAAATCGCAAAAGACGCAGGAATAAGCACAGCTATCAAAACAGGGCTTAAAGGACTTATAGCGAAAGCAGGCTTAACAAGTTTAAGTGTTTCGGTAGGCATAGTTGGAATAGCGGCGGCAACGGCAGCATTGGTAGCTTTCTATAACTATGTAGAAAGCAAGGCTGATGAAAAAATAAAGTTAGATATGTCAGAAGCTAATAAGGCATTAGGTGACTTAAATTCATCAGCGAAAGAATGTGAAAAAGCTGTCAACAAAACTAAAGACGCATTAAAAAAAGTTGAAGAAAGAGACGAAAACGCAGAAGCCAAAGGCAAAGAAGTTGAAAATTTAGCAAGTGCTTATTATAAACTTTCAAAAAAGGTCAACAAGACAAAAGCTGAAAAGGCAATTTTAAAGAAAATGTCAAAAGAACTTTCAAAAGAACTACCGGGCTTAAAAAAAAATGTGGATAAAGAGACAGGAGCATACAAGGGTAGTTGGAAACAGCTTAAAAAACTTGTTGAGAAAACAAAAGAATATTACAAAGCGAAAGCGGCGCAAAAAGACCTTGCAGATATAGGTAACAAACTTTATGAGAATGAAAAAAAGATAACAGAAGCAACAAAAAAGAGTAAGCAAGCGGGAGCAGTCTTAAAGAACGAGAGAATAAATCTTGCAAATCAGACAAAAAGATTGAATGAGCTTGAGGAAAAAAATTCAAAGCGTATAAGTGATTCAGTTGTAATGACCAACTCTGAATATAAGGAAATGTGGAAATTGCGTGCAGAAGTACCAAAACTTGCTCAGGCATTACAAAAACAAGAAACAGTTTATAAAAACCACAAAAAGGGACTTGGGGCACTTAAAGACACACAACAAGAACTCAATGAAAAGTATAATACAGCTTCTGACTATGTAGAGAAATATACAAAAAAGGTAGACAGTAATACTACTAGCACCAGTAAGCAAAAAGACGCTATAAAAGGTGTTGGGGAAGAAACCGATAAATTGTCAGGCAAAAAAGCTACTGTATCTATAAATTCCAAAGGAGTTGAAAAGACTAAAAAAGATATTGACGGTATAACGAGTAAAAAAGTTAAAGTTACCGCAAATGCCAAAAAAGGTAAAAATTTTGATAAAACAAAAAAGGATTATGACGATTTTAAAACTAAAAATGCAAATATAAAGCTAAATGTAAAAAATGCAGACAAGTTAAAGGAAGTTGTGAAAAATCCGTTGCTAACTGATATAGGCAAGAAAAGTACAATAAAAAGGAATGTAGAGATTACTTTTAAGATGAAAAACAATTTCACTGACAATCTCTCTGATTTTTTAAATAAAATTTCGACTGGAAGCAAACCTAAAAAGAAAGCAAAAGGCGGTATTTTTGAAAATGGTTCGTGGCACAACATAGCAAAATATGCAAATGGCGGTATGCCGAATATGGGGCAGTTATTTGTAGCAAGAGAAAAAGGTCCTGAGCTTGTAAGTACATTAAAAGGCCATACTGCGGTTATGAACAACGACCAAATAGTTGCGTCAGTATCGCAAGGTGTGTCAGACGCAGTATATAATGTTATGACACCTGTTTTGACAAGTCTTGTATCAAGTATAAACCGTATGAACAGTAGCGGCACACCTCTTTATGTCGAGGGTGTTTCTGAGGGTGATATAGTCAAGATAACACAAAATGCCAACAGTAATTACAAAAAGCGTTACGGCAAACCTCTTTTCACTTAGAAATATTGCTATATTGTGCTAAATGTGGTATGATATAGCAAATATTGAAAAGGAGTGTGAACGGATATGAGAAAAAGTTTTTTTACAAAGATTGTAGCATTTTTAGGGATAGCAACTCTTGTTATCTCCAGTACCTATACTACATCTTATGCAATATGTAATCACAGATGGGTTTTAGATTCTAGTTTTAGTGAAAAACCCACATGTTCTGAGGCGGGTTATAATTGGTATGACTGCTCTATTTGTGGGGATTCTAAGAAAGTGACTGTTCCAGCGACAAGAATACATAAATGGACGGAGTGGAAAGCTGATGGCTATTTATGTGAGGATGGAAAGTGGGAAAGATATTGCACTGAATGTTACAAAGAAGAAACAAAAGCAAGACAAGGTGACGGCTCACATTTATGGTCTAATTGGGAAGTGTGGACAGAAGCTGACTGTTTAAACAAAGGACAGGAAAGCAGATATTGTTATAATTGCTCTCAAAGAGAATACAAGGATATTCCAGTTGATGACACAAAACATGATTGGAGTAGTTGGAGTACATTGTGGGATGAAAGTGTAGAACCTACAATTTTTAAAAGCGGAAAACAGACAAGGCATTGTTATACATGTTCAAAAGTAGAAATAAAGAAAATACCTAAATTAAAGGCAACAGTTTCAATATCATGCAAGAGCAAAACTTTAAAAGTAGGTGAAAAGCTGAAATTAAAAATAAAGAAAAGAACTTATCCTGATGTATTGAAAAGTTGGACTACTGACAACAAAAAAGTTGCTAAAGTCAATAAAAAAGGAAAAGTTTTGGCTGTTAAAAAAGGGAAAGCTACGATAACTTTAAAAATGAAAAGTGGTTGCACAGCAACTTGCAAGGTAAAAGTTAAATAAAAAGTAGGTGTTAAAAAAATGAATAATGGTAAGAAAAAACATAATATATTGTGGACGATAGTCGGCATTGTAATAGCACTTTATGTATTGTCGGTAATCGGGAATGATAACTCAGATGATGATATGAAGCAAATAGAACAAAGTTATACTTTACAAGAAATGAAGAATAAAAGTGTATCGTTTCCGTACAAAAAGGTTGCAAGAGAGCCTAAAAAATATGATGGACAATGCTTTAAGGTTAATCTTTACATTAGTGATGTAATAAACGACAGCGTAAAAACAGGATGTGACAAGTATTATAAAGCATATGTGTATAACAAGAAAGAAAAACAGGAAGATTATGATAAATTTGTTTGGCTGTATGATTATCAGACAAATGATGATAACCTTAATATATTAGAGGGTGATGTTATCGAAGCATATACTGTTTTTAACGGAATGGGAGATACTGAAAATTCTCTTACTGGTGAAAAAACAAAAGATGTTGCATTGGATTTACATTATGCTAAATTGATAAAAGAATAAATTAAATTTTACAAAACCACAAGACGGATTTAATATCCGTCTTTTTTAGTGCAATCAAAAAACTTGAAAAAATTTTAAAAAGGTATTGACTTTCTGTGGCTACAGTATTATATTTATTGTAGCGACAAAAAGAAAAGAGGTGATAAGATGTCGCCAAGAACAGGCAGACCAAAATCTGATAACAGTAAAGATGTAATGTTTAGAGTTCGCCTTGATAAAGATATGGTTGAAAAACTGGAAAAGGCTTCGGAAAACTTAAATATTACAAAATCAGATGTTGTCAGAAACGGTATTGAAAGTGAATACCAAAGGTCTATAAAAAAATAAGAACAGTTACATCACCCTGAGAAAGTACGCAACTGTTCTAACAACAACCCTATAAAGGAATTGATAAATATATTCTATCATTACTTTATAGGGAAATCAAGCAAATTTTGAAAGCGAGGTAGAATATTATGACAAAAGCAGAATTAGAAGAAAAAGCAGACCGCATGGAATATCAGTTAGACTTAGAGAAAACAAGGAAAGAAATCATTGACATGGTGAACGGATGTAGTTCGCTTATAACTCTTAAAGAAATGAAAGGAAATGTCAAAGAATTGTATCACAGACACACTACAGACTGGGTAAATGTAGCGTTAAGGGATAATCTTTGCGACCTTGCCAAACAGTTGTCAGACAATTACGAATATGAAACATTGAGAAATATAAATGTTATGCTCTATGCAATGGTTTTGAAGAATGGAAAAATTGACACTGACAGCCTTTTTCTTACACCGTACATGGAAAGTATGAAACAAAAACGCAATATACAAGGGGGTGCTGCATAATGAACGAGATAAATAATGTAATAGATATGAGAACACCTATTGAAGTTGCACTTGACATTGACAGTGAGGGTATGACAACAGCAAGAAAACTTTATGAATTTTTAGAACTAAGGAAAAGTGATTTTGCAAGATGGTGTAAAACCAATATAACAGAAAATGAATTTGCTACAGAAAATGAAGATTATGTGCGATTCTTCTTTGATGCGGAGACGCCGACTGGTGGGAAAATTCAGAGAGATGATTACAAACTCACTGCTCATTTTGCTAAGAAGTTATCCGTTAAAGGCAACTCAGAGAAAGCAGAACAGGCAAGGGAGTATTTTACGACTGTAGAAGAAAAAGTAAAACAAAAAGCTATTGATATATCCCAGTTGTCACCCGAACTTAAAATGTTCAATACAATTTTTCAGTCAGTAGCACAGCAACAGCTTGAACAAAAACGACAGGCAGAGCAGATAAACAAAGTTGAGCAGACAGTTGATAACATGAAAGAGATATTTACACAGCCTATAGGAGATTGGAAAGCTGAAATAAATTCAAGGGTTCGTGAAATATCGATCAAGAGTAACATTGACTATCAGACACTTTATAATCAGCTTTACGGCGAACTGGAAACAACAGCACATTGCAGTCTTAAAAGATTACAGGATAATAAGAAAAAGCGTATGGAAAAGGCAGGCAATACAAAGACTGCTATTAAACAGGAAACTACAAAAATTGCAATTATATACGAAAAGCCACAACTTAAAGCAATATTTGAGAATATAGTCAAGAAATATGCTATGAGTTATTGTGCATGATATGAAATTATGTGATACATAGATATGATAAAAAAAGGGCAGAACTACATATTCTGTCCTTTTTTGATGCAAAAAATCATCAACCTTAAAAAGTTAGAGGTAGAATTATGGCATTTTCAAAAAGTAAGGGTCTTGTTTCTATTGCTACAGGATATAGCAGTGGAAACTACGAATATACCAAAATAGACCAATTTATAGCGGCAGATAATTTAAGTATCACTGCTGACAGGGCACAGGATTTAGACAGTTATGTCAATGCAAACGGTCGTTTAAAGAGAAATGTTTTAAAACATATGCGTGATGGCATATCTTTTTCAACAGTCTATATGAATTATGACAAACACGAGAAGTTCATGACTATCATACGCAAAGCTATGAAACAAAAGGATTGTGCAGAGCCGCCCGAAAAGAAAGTTCGTGTTAGATATTTTAATGAATGGACTAACGATTATAGTACAGGTTTTTTCTATATACCGGATGTTGAATGGAAATACGGCGGTACATATAAGGGAACACCGACATATTTGCCTACGACATTTGAGTTAATAGAATATTAGCGAGGTGATAAAATGCTTAATCTGACAGACAGTCAAAAAGAGAGTTTTTATAAAAGCGGTGCGTACTTTAATGACTATGAATTTAATTTTTCTGATTTGAATTTTACAATAACAAATGAGACATTACATCAAGAGTCAGTAACTATTAAAGAAAGTATATGTGATAGTGAAGATTTACAGTTAGGCGGTTGTATTGCATCCTCATGTGAATTTGAGGTATCGGAACTTGAAAACAATCAGCTTGCAGGACTGGAGTTTACAGCAAAATTACTTGTAAATGATGGTAAAGACGCAGTTGTAAAAATGGGTAAATATCGTGTTGATAGTGCAAAGCGTGTGAATGATAAAGACTATAGAAAAATTGTTGCTTATGATGCTTTATACGATGCACAAATAGATGTTTCCGACTGGTATAACAAAGTTTTCTATGTAGTATCTGAATATGAAGAAGTAGTTGCAATCGGAGATATTGATGATTTATGGGAACACGGAGACTATTATATTGATAATTCGGGAAGTAAACCACCTTGGATAGCGTTTTTTGCGAATGGTGCAGTACCCGAAGAATGTCAAGATACAACATATCTTGATACATCAACAGGCAAATTATACGAAGCACAAAATACAAGTAAAGACGAAGATAACGAATTGTATCGTTGGGTTGAAGTGTATCAATGTAAAAGGAAAACAACCACGAAGCGTATTTACGCAAAAACAACATTAAAAAAACTAAGAGAAAGTCTTTTAAATCACTTGAACATTTCTTTTATAGAACAGGATTTAATAAATGATGATGTAACTATCGAAAGGACATTTGATGCTAGCGATACTGGTGAAATCATCGGCACAGATATACTAAAATACATTTGTGAATTAAATGCTGGATTTGGAAAAATAAATCGTGATGGAAAATTTGAAGTAATTCAATTGACAAGTGCGGGGTTATATCCCGAAGAAACATTGTACCCATCTGAGGATTTATACCCCGAAGAAAGCAATTATGAGCTTTTAAGTGCAGAAGAAAACGAAGCTAATTATATTTCTGTAGCTTATGAAGAATATGAAACAGAAGCTATTACGGGTGTTATAGTAAAAAGCAATAGTGATAATGTTGGTCAAGTTGTAGGAACAAAAGATAATGCTTATATGCTTACTGGAAATCCTTTGATATACAATAAGACCTCAGAAGATTTAACAAAAATCGGACAAAATATATTTGCAAAAATAAAAGGAATTACATACAGACCAAACACAACAACTTTAGAGGGGTTGCCGTACTTAGAAACAGGCGATTATTATATTCTGACAAAAAACAATGACGATGTAGGTTCGCCTATATTTACAAGGACATTGGCAGGAGTACAAGCGTTAAAAGATACGTTTGAAAGCAAGGGAAATAAACTAAGAGTAAACGAAGATAGTCAAACGTCAGAAATGATGACTTTACAGTCAAAAATGCTTAAAATTCAAAAAGGTGTTGACGGACTGTTGATAGAGGTTACAGACCTTGACGAAAATACAAGTTCAAGATTTGAACAGACAGCAAATAAGATTGAAGCTGAGGTTATAAGAGCAAGCAATGCCGAAGGAGAACTTTCGGGCAGACTGACAATTACGGCAGATGCAATTACACAGGAAGTCACCAGGGCGAAAGCCGAAGAAGCAACATTGAGCGGTAGAATAAATGTCACAGCGGAACAAATTACAGCCGAAGTAAAAAGAGCCGAGAACGAAGAAAATAGCATAAGAACAGCACTTACATTAAAGGCTGACAGTGCAGAACTGGGATATTACCAGACAAAAGCTGATATGACAAATTATGCTACGACTACTTGGGCTGAGAATCAGATAAGTAGCAAAGTGTCGAAAGGGGATGTATGCAGCGAGATAAATCAATCATCAGAGCAGATTATTTTGAAGTCAAATAGGCTTGTTATCGACAGTACAAATTTTAAATTAGATGCAAACGGTAACGCAGATTACAGAGGAAACATATCTGCCAGTGATGCTAAATTTTATAACATAACAGGCTTTGGAGGAATGATAAGCATTATCTCTGGAAGCAGTTTTTCAGCGGGAACAGGCGGCTACCAAAGAGATACTTATGGATATATCAAGGTACATAGTGATGATGGTACAGCAAACTGTTATGTTGAAAGTGATAAACTTATAGGAGACACAATAGAAGCCGGAAGAATCAACGGTTCAACTGGATACTTAGAATTGCACGGTTACACAAAAGCAAAAATGTTTGTATTTAACGATGAAGCATACGGAATTGTTCTCGATATGAATAGTAATCGTGATTTGCATTTAAGACCAGCATCTAACGAAGATACAGACTGCGGTTCAGCATCTTATAAATGGCGAAATTTGTATTGTAAAAATGGCACTATACAAACATCTGACAGAAACGAAAAAATGAACATATCGGATATGGCAGAACAATATGCAAATGCAATTATTGATGATGCTTCACCAAAAACATATATGATGCTTAACAATGAAAGCGGAAGAACTCATGCAGGAATGATAGCACAGGATTTAGAAGAACAGTTATCAAAAAACGGTATGAGTTCAAAAGATTTTGCAGGGTTCATAAAATACGAAAAAGAAGATACTAACGGAGTTCCAACAAGTGAATACGGCTATGGAATACGCTACGAGGAATATATAGCACCGCTTATTAAGTATTCTCAGTGTTTAAAAAGAGATTTGAAGCAGGAAATAGAGAGAAATCAGCAGTTACAATTTCAACTTTTAAATTTACAAGGTGAATTTACAATATTAAAACAACAGATTTTAGGAGGAAAATAAAATGGTAAGATTAAACAAACAGGTATCAGTAACAGGAGCATGTGTATTAACAGTTGATGGAAAGGAAGAACAAGTAGCGTACATGAACGCTTCAATTCCAGTCGGCGGTGCACCTAATATCAGTCGTGCTATTCAGAATGTAGAGTTGTTCAATGCAAACAAAGAGGAAGTGTTAAAAGACTTTGCGGCATTTGACAATTATGTATATAGCCTTATGGAAACAGAGGAAACAAAAAAAGCAGAATAAGAGGTGACACACGATGGCAGTAGTAAAGGTTTACAGCCGAATAAATTGGCTTAATAAGTCGGAAAGTCTGACAACACCGCTTGGTAAAACAAACTTAAATAAGATGGATAAAGCAATAGACACTATCGACAACGAAGTAGTGTCTATTTCAGCGACTGCGGAAAGTCTTGATACAACAAAAGCCGATAAAGACCAGCTTAACAATATGATAACTGATATAGCTATCAATGACAAAAACGGTGTTATCAGTATAACAAAATATAACGGTACAGTTTTGAATATTGATACCGCAATGGAAAAGATAGCCGTAAACTTTGAATATAATGCACAGACACAACAGCTTATACTTACGCTTGAAAACGGCGAAAAGCAATACATTGATATGTCGGCTTTGATTACTCAGTATGAGTTTAAAGACACTGATACGATAGCTTTTAGCGTTGATAGTGAGGGAAAAGTGAGTGCGTCTATCAAAAGCGGCAGTATAACAAAAGCTATGCTGTCAAGTGAAGTTATGTCAGCTATAACATTATCAGAAAGCAATGCGGTTGCATCGGCACAGGCGGCGGCTCGATCGGCTACAAATGCTGATATGGACGCTAAGTTATCTCAGTCGTACAGCGTTGGTAAGAGTGGTATTCGTGATGGCGAAGATGCCGACAATGCAAAATACTATTCAGAGCAGGCAGAAAAATTTGCAAAAGAAGCAGAAGATATTGTTGGCAGTAATTTTATAACTCAAGCCGAAAAAGGTGTTGTAAATGGTGTAGCTGTCTTAAATGCAAACTTAGCAGTTGAAAAAGCGGTAGCAGATGAAGATGGTAACAACATTCAAAATACATATGCTAAAAAGACAGAAATATCAGAAGCTATAGAAGTTGACAGCAAGTTGTCGACAACAAGCACAAATCCAGTACAGAATAAAATAGTAACTAATGCAATTAACAGTGCAAGTCAACAGGCGGGCAAAGCGAATGGGATTTTAACTCAGTGGCAAGAACAAGGCAGAATACCAAATGGCATTGCAAACAATCTTGTTACGACAGAAGAGGGATATGTTGCGGATGCAAGACAGCTAAATAAAAGTGTTAAAAATAGCTTTGCGTATGAGATGGATAAAAGTATCTCCGCGATAAATAACAGTTCAATATGGCAACAAGTGTCACCTAAAAACCTTAGTACACAAGTCGAATGGAATGTTTTCAGACAAAGAATAACTACAGCAAGTTCTTTGTGTAATTTAGAATTAAACTTTACAACCAAACAAATATTTTCACGAGGTAACGATTATGAATTAGCCATATTAACAGGTTTTACACCTAACACACAATGCAATATGTTGATATTTTGTGATACAAATGTTGTAGCTGTAGCTATAAAAAGCGACAAAACAATAACATTACGCCCTTTAAATATGGACATCCCAGCCAATTACCAACTGAGTACACAATGTATATACACATATTAAATATTATTTGCAATGATAAAAGAAATTTGCGTATCCTGATAAATGTACTCCTTTGGGACAATAAATATTTATATTTCCGTTTAGAGAAATCCATCCATAACTTAAGCAAGGATTTCCTGTTACTGCGTCCCATGAACTTAATGAGAAATACTGCACTCCGTCTGGAACATGAGATGAGTCGTTTAATACTACAAGCGTTGCCTCTGAACTTGATAAACCAGAATGTTGATAATAAAATGATACAAACATCATTTTGTCTTTTTTATCATAAAAAGCATTTAAACCTTTTATTCCAGAAGCAACATTTACAAAAGTGAACTGAGTTAAACTGTTATTTAACAAACAGAAAATAAGATAAACCATTTATTAAAGAGCTTCACAGCTCTTATTTTTATACAAAGAAAGGAATGACCATTATGAAAATCAAATTAAAAGACAACACAGAACTTACGGTAACAGATGCTTGCACATCAACATCAATAGTAGCTGAATTTACATCAGCTGAGGAAATTGAAGATTTCCGTAAAAAACTTACAGACGAGAATTTATCATCTTTTGCATATGTAAATGATGACGGAACGATAGTAGGAGAATATAAAAACTGCACTTTTACAAATGTCACTTATGCAGAAAAAGGCGGCAAGTTTATGGCTACATACAACATCCGTCAGTACAGTGACATGGAAGTAAGATTAAATGTACTGGAAAAAGAACAGACCTTACAAGGCGATGCCATTGCAAGTATGTCAGAAACAGTATATTCATAGAAAGAGGTGATAATATGAATGGAATTGTAAAATTTTGGGCTTACAGAATAGGCTTTGATTTGTCGAGGATTGATGAAGTCCCAAACAAACTTAAAACACCGGTCAGCGAATACATAGCTCAAAGCATGGCAGATTAAGTCATAAAATGTCGAACTATAACAGCCAAATCCTCTTGTTTCCCTTATTCTCAAGCCGTACAATAAACTTGTCAGAAGTTATCTGACAACATCAAGTTTCGGCTTATGGGCGGTGTAATTGGCGTTGCACTGCCCTACATTGAGGGGATTGACATAGCAGAACAGTTGTTCTATGATGTGTCACATAGGAGGATTAAATTTGAGTAAAGAAGAACTAAAACGAGAAATTGTGGAACTTGTAGACCAAATTGATAGTGAAAAGTTTTTACATTTTTTATTAAGTACAATTAAATCATTCAAAAAAAAGTGGGGCATTTAATGCCCCTCTTTCTCATACCAATAAGCAACAGTATCAAAAATTGTTTGCTGATGTTCTTTACTAAGGTCGTATAATTTCTTAATACATTCTAACATTTTTTCATTTGAAAATAAATCCGGAAGAAAATCTGCAACAATATCTGAATTTTCATTTGACATATTATCTTCCCAACCCATTAGATATGCTGGTGAAATTTTTAAAGTATCAGCTATTCCTTGCAATTTATCACTTGGAATATTGGTTATAATGTCATTTTCATACTTATATAAGGTTTGTTTTGACACACCAATTTTTTTTGCTAATTCTACTTGCGATAAATCTGCCTTTTCACGACTTTTTTTAATTCTATTTCCAACAGTCATGGGAACCCTCCTTTCTTATTGGTAACTTCATTATAGCACAAAAAAGTTACAAGTCAAGTAAAAAATAACTTGACAAGTTACTTTTAGGGTGTATAATGTAAGTAACCTCAAAAGTTACCACAGAGGTTACAACAACGAAAGAGAGGTGATAATATGATAGACACAAACAAACTTAGAGGTATCTTTGCTGAGAATGGAAAGACACAGGCTGATGTAGCCAAAATGCTTGGTGTAACGCCCAAAACATTTTATATGCATATGCGAAAAGGCGTTTTCGGCAGTGATGATATTCAGAAAATGATTGACAGTTTCGACATTGAAAATCCTATTGATATTTTTTTTGCTAAAGAAGTAACTTTCTAAGTTACTAAACAGAAAAGAGGTGATAAACATATGGATAGTTTAGGACAAAAATATCTCGACAGTAGAGAAGTTGCGGAGATGGTTAGAAAAGAACATAAGAACATTCTTAGAGATATTAGAGGATATTATGAAGAATTAGGACAGCTCAATTTTGAGCCAACCGACTTTTTCACAGAAAGTCAGTACACAGACAAGTCTAACAGACAGAAGCCTTGTTATCTTGTCACAAAGAAAGGTTGCGAGTTTATAGCACACAAACTTACTGGTGTAAAAGGTACAGAGTTTACAGCAAAGTACATAAACAGGTTTCACGAAATGGAAGATACAATTAAAACTCAACTTCCACAGGGAAATGATTTGATTGCACTTGCGGTTATCGAAGCTCAGAAAATGATTGCTGAGAGAGACAAACAGATTGAACGCATGAAACCTAAAGAGATATTTGCTGACGCAGTATCAGCTAGTGAAACATCAATCCTTGTCGGAGATTTAGCAAAGCTGATTTCTCAGAACGGTTACAAAATCGGACAAAAGAGGTTGTTTGAATGGTTAAGAACGAATAACTTCCTTATTAAATGCGGTTCATCAAGAAATATGCCACAGCAGAGATTTGTTGAACAGGGATTGTTTGAAGTCAAAGAAAGCAACATTCAGAACCCCGATGGCAGTGTGAGAATAACACGCACAACTAAGGTCACAGGCAAAGGGCAGATTTATTTCGTTAATAAGTTTTTGCAGAAGTCAGAAGTGGCAGTATAGAAAGGAGATAAAACATGGATAAACAGAGATACGGCATTGTAGACAAAACAGGTAAAAATATTATTGTTAAAAAAGACAATGCCCGCTACATCGGTATTGATGAACTGGCACAGCATATAGCAATGGATATTATCGAGGATTATCAGGACATAATAAAAGGCGATAAGAAAATTGATGAAACAAACATAAAACTGTCAATCAAAGTTCTTAACGCCATAACCCCAGTAGTTGAAACTTTTAATAGTGTTTCACGCTACTAAACAAGTGTGATATTACAACTTAATATGAAAGGAAAGTGAGGTTAAAAGATGAATGAGCAGACAAAGACATTGAAAGAAACAATGTGCAAAGATATTGATGGAGCAAACTTCTTCTTTAAATACCACAGAAACGGACAGGAGATAGATAAGCTGACAAAAGATGTGTTAAATCTTATCGCTGAACACTCCATGACCGTTTCTGAAATTAAAGGTTTCTTGGAATATATGAAAATTATTGTGGATAATCGTTCATATCTTCCTCAGTGGAAATAACCTTGATTGAAGTTTCTCCAAACGCTTCATTGTCGGGTATTTCTTTGGCAGTCTTGAGTATCGACAATACTTTGGCAGAGTAAGGATATTCAAGATAGAGGAATTATATCACAGAAAGTGAGGAATATAAATATGTTTGTAAATCCGTTTGTTTTGGGAATTTTAACAACAATATTCGTTGAAATGGCGGCTTTGATTATTTGGTCGTTGCTGTCGGGTAGAAAATAGAAAGGATATATATTATGAGTATAAAAGCGTACAAAGGTTTTAATAAGGATATGACTTGCCGGGGATTTCAGTACGAAGAGGGCAAAGAGTATGAAACTGATAAGGTAGAAGTGTGTGAAACGGGGTTTCATGCGTGCGAGTATCCACTTGATTGTTTTAGTTATTACTCTCCAAATGTTAGCGTATATCACGAGGTAGAACAGGATGGAGAAATTAGCCGCAGTGATGGTGACAGCAAAGTTGCATCATCCAAAATTAAAATAGGTGCATCAATCAATATTGCAGGCATTGTCAAAGCGGCTATTGAATACACAACTAAAAGAACAAATAAAGAAAATGATGCGACAGGAGATTACGGAGCATCCTCAGCAACCGGATATAAAGGAGCATCCTCAGCGACAGGAAATTACGGAGCATCCTCAGCAACCGGATATAAAGGAGCATC